AGACTCTGAGCTTTCAGTTGCAGTATGGTGCGGGAGCTAAGACTATGGCTGATATAAACAAGATACCACAAAAGTTAGCAAAGGATTTTATATTCAACTTCTTTGATAGATATGAAGATGTTTGGCGGTGGCATGGAGACTTACAAGCTCATGTAAGCAATACTCGTCAGCATAATGGAGAGAGGACTCCTATGGGTTTGCCAAGATACCAATCTGAAATGACTACTAAAACAGGAAGAACATTAGTATTCAAGGAGTATGATTCTAAGTATAAGAAAGGAGAAACATCTTTCTCTCCTACTGAGATAAAAAACTATCCTGTCCAATCAGTAGCAACAGATATAATGAAAATAGCTTTAGGTGCTTTAGCTTATAAAGTGTGGTTTGATGAAGATATATGTATAATCAATACAATACACGACAATATTATGTTAGACGTGTCAGAGGAAAACCACACCAAAGCGTGTAAGTTACTAACGTGGGCGATGTTGGATAGAACTACGGAAATTCTTAAAAAGAGGTATAATATAGAGCTACCTGTTCCATTAGAAATAGAGATAAAATCAGGTGGTAGTTGGGATTGCATGAAAAAGGTTGACCTACCTTTTATGCAGTATAAAGGGGTTGACATACGCAATATATAGTGTTATAATATAGGGGTATTATAAAAAATATATTAATTTAAAGGAGTTTAGATATGAGTGCGGTTTATGAAGTAGAAGGAGTATTAGAGTCAGTATCAAAGAACCAAAAAGGATTTAAAATTGATGGAGAATGGTACAATTCTTTCTTACCACAGCATGATGCTAGGTACAAGGACACAGTAAAGTTTAAGGTAAAGGAGAAAGAATCAGGCGGTAGAGTCTATAAGAATATAGAGGGAACTATTGAAGTTCTTAGTGGAACTGAGGTTAAAGACGAAAAAACAGGAGAGAAAAAAATGGTAGCTTTTCCAATAGGTTCTATTGATAAAGAGCGTAGTATTATTAGGAGACACGCTGTTAGTGCATCAACTGAGGTACTTACTTCTATGAGTAATTCTGGTGCAGAGGTACAAATCGACCCTGAGTCTGTGTTAGACCTTGCTCGTAAGATAGAATACTATACTTCTGGCGATGATATTAAGGATTTAATGGAGTCATAATGCCACGAACTGCTTTAGTTGACGGAGATATTATAGTTTATAGTTGCGGTTTTGCTTCTGATGTACGAGAGTGGCATTGTCCAGATGGAACTATATTTTCTTACGCTAAAGAAGCAAAGGAATACTGTGATGATAACGGATTAGATAAAGAAAAACTAGAACTAAAATATTCATCTAGTCCGTTATCTCACACCTTACATAATGTTAAGTTAGTATTAAATAAAATTTTAAAGGAAACAGACACTAAACAATTAGTAATATATTTAACAGGTAAAACTAATTTTAGAAATGAGATACCCTCTCCGCTAGAGTACAAAGGCAATAGAGATAAAAGCCACAAACCTACTCAGTACAAAGAGATTATAGAATTTTTATTAGCAAATTATAACACTATAATTACAAATGGAGAGGAAGCTGATGATGCTATGGGTATTGAGCAATCGTCAAGACCTTACGGAGATACAGTTATATGCACTAAGGATAAAGACTTAGATATGATTAGTGGGTTACATTATAATTGGACAAAGAATAAAGAACCTTATGAAATATCAGAGGAACAAGCTATAAAATCTTTCTATATACAATTACTTACTGGAGATAGAGTAGATAACATACAAGGTATTAAGGGTATAGGAAATAAGAAAGCATCTAAAATATTAGACGGAATAGAAGAAGAAAAAGAATTATTAAAAGTTGCTCTTGAGCAATACGAAAGAGCGGGTTTTACCAAAGAAGATTTAATAAATAATGGGAGACTACTATGGATAAGGAGAAAGAACAGGGAAATGTGGACTCCAAACTTAGACTTTTAAATTTTCCCAAACCTAAAGAAGATGAACCAACAGGAAATAAAGAGTATAATATAAATGTTGTGTTTACCTCTGGTAAAACCATACAAATTATATGTTGTGGTTTTGTTCCTATGGTAGATGTTGGGGTAGGTTTGTTAGGTTTCTGGTCTGATAGCTCAGATGCTATACATACAATATTGAATTGCAACAAAGTTGATTTCATGGATATAGAAGAACGTGAAGTTTAAGGGTAAAAGTAAATTTGAAATACGTCTTGGTAGAGAATTAACTAAGATGAAAGTTAAATTCTCATACGAATCAGAGAAGTGGAAATATAAAATAAAACCTTATAATGCTACTTGCTCTGCTTGCGGGAGTGCAGAGGTGTATGAGACTCGAATATACACTCCTGATTTTTTCTTATCCTCTGGAGTAGTGGTAGAAGCTAAAGGAAACTTTACTCCGAAGATGAGAACTAAGATAAAAGCTATAATAAAATCTAATCCAAGCAAAGATTTAAGGATTGTTTTTATGCAAGATAATTTTTTAACAAAAACTAGGAAGAAAAGGTACAGCGATTGGTGCGTACAACAAGGCATCGAGTATGCAGTAGGCTCTATTCCTAAGGAGTGGACATAATGTCAGGAATAATTGTATTTGACATAGAAACAACAAACTTAAAAGCAAACTTTGGACACATTCTTTGCTTTGGTTACAAAGAGTTAGGAAGTAAAAGAACTAAAGTTCTTAGTATATCTGACTATCCGTCAGCGTTTAAGAAAGACCCGACTAATGATTACTTGCTATGTAAAGATATATCTAAGATACTATCTGATGCAGATGCTTGGATAACTTGGTACGGCATAAGGTTTGATGTTCCTTTTATACAGACTAGGTTGCTAGACCACGGATTACCAACTATACCAAATACACCACACATAGATGGTTGGAGAACAGCTAGGTATAAGATGTGTTTAAATAACAATAGGTTGGCTACTGTGCAATCGTTCTTAGAGTTACCAGATGCTAAGACAGCTATTTGTCCTAAGAATTGGAGAAAAGCGATAGCGGGAAATAAGTCTGCTATTAAATATGTACGCGACCATTGTAAGTATGATGTGTTAGTATTAGAACAAGCGTATGAAAAGATAAGACCTTTGGTTGTAAACCACCCGAACTTGAATCTATTGAACAAGACAGAGAAGTGTTGCTCATATTGTGGTTCAAAGAACTTGAGGTACAAAGGAGAGGTTATTGCTCACACTAGAATCTATGACAGATACCATTGTTTAGATTGTGATTCGTACCCAAGAGCTAGGAGTGCTAAGAAGATTCTTACTCCTGAGATAAGAAGTGCCTAACCATGACACTTACTCTTGAAGAAATCAAGGAGAAGATAATCTTAGAGTACGACCCTGATTTAATCATAGAAGTTCTTGAGATAACTACTGAGGAACTTCTTGATTCTTTTGAAGATAAGTTAGTAGACAACTTATATAAATTTGATGTAGGAGAAAGTACATGACAGGAAAAGAAACAGAAGACGCTCTAGTCAAAAGAACTATTGGTAGCTCTACTGGTAGGTTTGCACAAAGAGCGGGAAAGTTATACGAAGAAGTATATACACATGAATATACTTTAAGTTGGAGTGGACAGTTACGAACAACTAAAATGGGTTGGAGAGAACTACCAGATTTACCAGATGATGCTAATATTTTAGAGGACATTTAATATATGACAGATAGCAATAAGGTACGCAACAAATATCTATACGAAGACTACATACACCAGAGTAGATACGCAAGGTATTTACCAGATAAGAAACGTAGAGAGACTTGGCAAGAAACAGTAGATAGGTACATATCTTTTTGGAAAAAGAGAGTTCCTACTAAGCATCACGCTGAGTTAGATGAGTGTAAACAGTTTATCTTAGATAAAAAAGTAATGCCATCTATGCGTTGCCTTATGACTGCGGGAGAAGCATTAGATAAAGATAATGTTGCGGGATATAATTGTTGCTTTGTTGCTATGGATAACGCTAGAAAATTTAGCGAAATCATGTATATATTAATGTGCGGAACAGGAGTGGGGTTCTCTGTATGCAAATCTGAAGTAGATAAACTTCCAACTGTAGCAGAGGACTTCCACCCTACTGACACTATCGTATGTGTGCCTGATAGTAAAATAGGTTGGTCTAAGTCTTTTAAAGAAATAATAACTTTACTGTACTCAGGACAGATACCTAAATGGGATATAAGTAGAGTAAGAAAAGCAGGAATGCCATTGAAAACTTTTGGTGGTAGAGCTAGTGGTCCTGAACCCTTAGTAGAGTTATTTAACTTTTGTGTTGAGTTGTTTCAAAATGCAAAAGGTAGGAAACTAAAACCAATAGAAGTACATGATATAGTTTGTAAGATT